AGTAAAAGTATTTGAAGCAAAAGCATTATTAGTATCAAAAAGTTCAGTTTGAAAATTAACAGTAGTAGCAGTATTATGAGCAATACTTTGTCCAGAAGATTGATAAGCTAAAAAAGCTGGAGTATTAGCTGGTAAAACTCCACTTGCTAATTTTCCAGATGTAATACTTGCATCAACTATTTGTGATGCACCAACACTAGCGTTTGGTGGATTTACAGTTTGAACAGCTTTACCTAAATACACACAGTACATATCATCAGATGATGCAGTAGCACTTGTTAGTGTCAATGTAGTTCCACTTGCAGAATATGCAGTTGTAGGCTCTTGTCTTACAAAGTTAATAAATAATGCTAACTCATTTGCATTAGCAACTGGATTATCTAATGTATAAGATGTAGTCGCACTTGTACTAAAGTCTTGTTTAGCAAAACTTGTAAAACTTAATGCTGGTTGATTTCCTATAAAAGGCATTTATTTCTCCTATGAACTGATTGCGTCTACTGTTGATACCCACACATCTAAAGATGAAGCTGTGTCTGATATAACTTTTAAAGCATCACTAGCTTGAACTACAAACTTAGCTCCACCATCTAATACTTGTAATGATGAACCTGCAGGTATTGGTGCGTCTTTAATTAAATAAATATCGTTTGAACCATCATTGATATAAACAGATGCTACAACAGATGATGTTGTTACATTTGAAACTGAAATACCAACTACTGTATCGTAACTGTCAGCAGTAAATAAAGTTGCTGCTCCTGTTCCTACATTGTTGCTTGTGTATCTTCTAAAGTTTTGTGCCATTTTTTCTCCTTAAAGTGCTATTGCCATAGCGATTGCAAATCCAGCTGAAGCTGCATCTATGTTTGTTAATTGACTACCATCTACAGCAGGTAATTTTGCTGAACCATCTAATTGCACTACATTGTTTGCAGAAGTTCCAACAGTTTTTGTAGATGCAGTTCCTAATCCTGTAATTTTAGTATTAGCAATAGAATTAACTGCTAATGTAATATTTCCTGATGAAGTAATTGGTGAGTTTGCTACTGTAAATTCTGATGATCCACTATCTGCTACTCCTACTGAAGTTACTGTTCCAACATTAGCAGGTGTAATAACTGTAAATGTAATTGTATCAGAATCTAATGTAGCAGTGTTATTTGTAGTACATAAAAAGATTTTATTATCATTTGCTGTACCTTGATTAACTACAACCATTTGACCTGATAGTTCTGCAATAGTATCAAATTCAGTATCTCTACTTGCAGTACCACTAGATACTACTGTATATAATCCATTTTGTGATCCTGTAGATTGATCTTTAACTAATACTCTATCTCCAGTAACAAGAGTTACTCCATCAATAGTATCACCATTTTGTAAATCTGCTGCTAAATCTACATTAGCTGTAGTTGCTACTTCAGCTATAATTCTAGTTCTTAGTCCAGCAATAGCTTGATCTACATAATTTTTAGTTGCTGCATCTGAACTAGCAGATGGAGATCCAAGTCCTGTTACAGCTCCACCAGATATTGAAACATTGTTTGCAGCTTGTGTTGCAATTGAACCTAATCCTAAAGAAGTTCTAGCAGTAGCACCAGTTTCTGTTACAAAATTTGATCCATCACCAACAATAAAATTACTATCAGTTGGTGTTAATCCAGCAATATCAGTTAATTGTGCATCACTAGTTTGTTTTGCGTCTAACTGAGTTTGGATTGCAGATGTAACGCCATCTAAATAACCAAGTTCAGTTGTTGTTACATCACTAACTTCTATTTTACCTGAACCATTAGATTGTAATGCTCTTGATGCTGTTAAATTAGATGATGTAATTGTAGTAGCACCACCAGTAATAGTTGCTTGTTTTGAATCTATTTGTGTTTGTACTGCACTTGTAACTCCATCTAAATATCCTAATTCAGTATCGGTTACATCTGATACTGCAATTTTTTGTGAGCCATTAGAAATAACAGCTCTGTTTGCAGTTAAACTTTCAGTATCAATAGTAGAAGCTGATCCAGTTATAGTTGCTTGTTTAGCATCTAATTGAGTTTGAATAGCACTTGATACTCCATTTAAGTATTGAAATTCTGTATCTGAAATTGTTCCATTTGCAATTTTAGTTGCAGAAATTCCTGTAGGTATTGAGTTATTTGTTTTAGATAATACACCAATATGAACACTTGTTATAGCTTCATTAGATAATGAGCTTGAATCCCAAGTTACATTAACTGTTGTGTTTGTTGAAAAAGACGTACTAGATATAGTACCATATATTGTGCCTGGCGTTGATGCTACAACTTTAACTCTACGTCCAGCATGATAAATAGATGTTACATCTGTTCCATCAATAGTAAATGATGTAGCTGATGCGTAAGTAGCTGTATAAGTACCTGCACCATCACCATATTCAATCCATTCAGCTGCATTATAATGTTGTCTAATATCTGCCATAACACTTCTAAAAGCGTTATTAATATTAGATGGTAACATTCCTTCTGCTACTGAAACTGTTCCTGTTCCTGTAGCTGAATTGTTTGCTGCTGTTGTATCGTATTTACCTAAAAATGTTCCTGCCATAATTTTACTCCATAAACCAAACGAATGCTTTATCGCTTTCTGTATTATTTTTATTAACTAAAGTGTTAATTGCTTCTTCTATTTGTCTTTGGAAAAACTCTTGTGTTTCCATTGAATATCTTACGTTATCTATATCTATTGAATCTGTCATTATCTATATCCTGCTTTAGATGCTACAATGTCTATACCTTGTGCATGATCAAAACTTGTTCCAGCAGGTATTTTAACATTAGCTCTAATGTATCTACCTGATTGTCTAACAGGATTAATCCCACTATCTACCATAGAAGATGAACTAGACTCTGTTTCTGTGTCTGCTAATCTTTCTCTAGTTTTTACAGTAACTGTTGCTTCTGCATCTACTATTGGTCTTATTCCTTGAATGTTAGTACGAGCTCCTGGAAATGCTTCTATTTCTGCTGTTTCTATTTCACATTCATTTGAATTTCCTGAAAAGATTGCAGCTTTAAAATCTCCATCTATCCCACCTAAAAACATTTGTCCACCATTCCAATAATCTGTATCTAATGCAGCATTAATGTTTTCTAAATTTTGTGAAATAATATCCATTAATTCTACAGTATATGCTCCTACAAATTGAGAAAATATTTGACTAGCATTAACTTCTGCTAAAGACCATTTTTTTGTAGCATAATTATATATAATAATTCTATCACAAATACCTGTAGTATTGTTAGTATTATTTGTGCTTGGGTACAACCACATAGCTAACTGATTAAAAGGATCAATTGCTGCTACTATTCTATCAGAAAATGCTTTGTTTAAATTAAGATCAAAAAATCTATTAACTTTTTCTACTCCAATAGGTACTACGTTATCACCTTGTATTTCATAAAAACCATCATCTGCAAGAAAAAATACACGTCTATTATCTTGACATACTGTTCTTCCAAATATGGCTCCTCTATTTGGTGATATAACTGATAGTCTAAATACTGTTGCTCCACCAACATAGTCCATACGAACTATTTGATTTTGTCTAAATACATATCCTACTTCTCCAGAAGTAATATGAGTTATTTGTCCACCAGATCCTGGTAAATCTTGTAAGTCAGATTGTTTACCTGACCAAACTGTAATATCATTAATACCTGACCATTGTATTCTGTTAGTTGCATTTACAATATTACCTGTAACTAAAAAATCCCTAACTACGCCAGATACTCTAAATAAAGGACAAGTACCTGCTGTTTGTATAGAAGTAAGATTAGCAAAGTTTGTAGATGTTCCCATTAAATAATATTGAGCTGGATCTACTCCATTACTTGCAATTACATATTGACCAAATTGTGTAAATGTCCAATAATCATCATCATCTCCAGTTAAACTTGCTTTACGAGAAGTAAATGTTCCTGATGATAATTGATGTATATCTGTTTTTGTAGCTACAAAATTGTAAACTGTATTAGAGTTATCTCTAAAAGAACCAGAGCCATGTGCATCTTTACCTACAGTTGACGCACCTGTATATGATACTAATGATGGAAATCTTTTATAAGATCCCATTGCATGATAAACATTAGTTGCTACGTTTGCACCTTTCATACCATGTTCTGGTTGATCAGGCATCCATTCTCCAAAAGGTATTTGCATTATCTAGCCCTATAAAATGATAAATCTGTTTGAACATCTGTTCTTTGTGTAACAGGTGCTCCACCATATGAATCTTGTTTGTCATTATTTTCACATCTTTCCATAGCAGATATATACATCTGTAACCATTGTTGTACTTGGTTAGGATCTATTCCACCTAAGAAGTTTGCTGCATGGTATAATGAACCATATAAATATATTCCTGGATGTTTGTTTAAAATGTAATTTGTTGTATTAGAATCGCTAAGAGCTGCAAAAGCTTTGTAGTATGATAAGTACCCAGTATAA